ATCCGCTTGCGGCGTCAACTGCGCTCAGTTTGATGACGACATCACTCATCAACGTTTCCGCCGATGCGCCGCGACCAGCGCCTGATACCGCCGCTCTGCGCGCAGCGCAGCAAGGTGCTGCGCTACGCGCCGAAGCGGTTGACGGTCAAGTACGTCGGGCGGGCAGTGGTAGATGTCTCTACACAGTACCAGTTCGGTATACGCGGCGGGCAGCGGCGCGAGGTCGAGCAGACCTAACGACGTTGCCCGCGCTACTCGTTTCCCTCGTTGCCAACCACATCGAAGATTTTCTTCAGAAGCAGCGCGGCGGCGGCATACGGTTCTTCTAGAACGCCTTCGCCGTATGCTTTGACGAGTAACGTTTTGGCGACTTCGGGAAACGCGACCTTCCGTTCACTCGCGTCGAGAAACTCGTGATACTCACCGAGGGTGATGGTAGCAATGTTCGGCGTCAACTCCTCCACCCGCGACAAGATCGCCGCATCCGGCTCAAAGATTTTCGGAAGCACCCGTTCGTAGACGCGCTTGAGTGCACGGATCGGGAAAAGATCGGCTTGGCTTCCGATTGCTCTGCGCACCAGGCACGCAACCACTTCCGGCGTCAGTTCGCGGTTGAGCAGCGTCGCCGCGTCGCGTATCAACAGCGCGTTGCGGTCGACGTAGATCGCGTCAACGTCGTATATCTCTGCCGGCGCCGTCATATCGTTATCCTCCTCATTTCACGAGAGATTGGTCGGGTCATTTCCAAGCGTGTACCGCCGCAACGAAGGCGTTCGCACCGTCACCATAGCAACATACGGATCGGCGTCGTTCGGATCGAGTGCACTGAGCGTAACGTTGGTGATCACCCCTAACCCCGTCGTTGCCCCGCCGTCGTTGCTGGTCGCGTAGGCGCGCGCCTGACTGACCAGCCCGCGCGGCGACCAACGCACACCGAGGCGCGGCGAGGCGCTTTGGAACTGATCAAAGATCGTATTCGCCGCAGAATTCGTATCCTCGTTGTACAGAAACGTCAGCGTAATCTCAATCGGTTCGCGTTTACCGACGGTCACCGTCGCATAATCGCTTGAACCGCCAACGTACGCCTCACCGCTTGGGCGCGAAAGCTCAACGTCGTCAATTTTAACGTTCGCGTTTGAAACCGCAGTCCACGTCGTTCCGTTGGTCGAAATCTCGACCGCGAAATTACCGGCGTACAGTCCGGCTACAACTCCAGAGTGTGACATCCGTAACCTCCTACGCCGACGGCGCGCGTATCAAATGTGCGAAGCGCGTCGTCATCGCAACACCTTCATACGCCCGCTCGCCGTATCGTACTACGTCCACTATTCCGCTCACGTTGAGCAACTGCACGTCGCCGCGTGTCAACCACGCGAAGCGCAGCCGTGCAACGTAGTCTTCGATATAGTCAACCAGCGCCGTTGCCGTATCCGCAACGCCGCGCCCCATTCCAACGTCGCGCACGAGTAAAAGATCGTCAATCTCCCACACCGCCCGCGTCGCGCGCGTGGGGGTGTACACCCCGCCTTCCACCAACCGCAGCCCGCCGAGCGCGGGGATGATCCGCACCGGCAACTGCGCGGCGTCTGACCAATTCGGTTGCGTTGATAACCGCCGAACGGGAACGACGGTGTTGTTGTACTGCACCGCCAGCCCCGCCAGCAACTCGATAATGTCGGCGACCGCGCTAGACGACATCACGGTAGCGCTCCAGTATCGACTTTACGTCATCCGGCAGCGCCGACGGAAGCAGCACCAATCCGCCGTCGGCGACCGTCGGGCGATCCGGGTCGTTCGCCGTCCCCCGCTGTCGGTACATCCACGCCGCCAGACGTATCGCCGCGTGAACAATATCGTCAGGCGGGGTGATGCTGTAGCCCCATCGCGCGGTGATCGTCGTCTGCTGCGACGCGCTACACCAGCGCCGATCACGCCGCGCGAGGACGGTGTGCGGCGCGTCGGGCGGGTGCGTGTCGATTTCGGTAAGCGGGATCGCTCCACCGTCGCCGTCTGCCGCGCCGACAAGTTGCGCGATGTAGACGCCCGACGGCAACAGTAAGTAATCCCGCTTCAGCAGCCCGTCCCACAGCATCAGTTCGCGCCCGAACGTCCGGGATGTCGCCGCCGGCGCACGAAACGTCTTGCGCGTCATCTGGTCGATCACCGCAGTTGCGCGCACAAGCAGATCGGTCAGCAGCGCATCGTCTGCGGTTGATGTGACGGCGAGATACGTCTTGAGTTGCGCCGGCGTTGCGTACATCGCTTACCTCACAGCACGCGCGTCCAGCCGGTCGGCAGCGTCACGGGAACGTCACGCGCCGGGAACGCCGAAATCTCAATCGCAATCTGCGCCGTACCCGTTCCGGCGATGCGTACAAACATATGCGATGCGTGCGGTTTCGCTGCGTATGCCTCCGCACCGGTAACGAAAATCTCGTAGGTGCGGTTAGACGCCAGCGATGCGATTGCCTTATCCGTCAACTGCGCCGAGTTGTTTGTGTTGTTTGTGTCGTTGACGTGTACTTGCAACGACGCGGTGTCGGTCACCGTCCCGGTGTGTGCAACGATACGCACCGCCTGCGCATTCGCGATGCTGACAACCGGCGTATCCGCCCCGGAAGCCGCTGCGTTGAAGTAACGCAGCAGCGGTTGGATGGTCTCCTGAACAAGCATCGTATGCTCCTCCTCTCGTGCGCCGTCACAACACCTGCATCTCTTTTATTTATAGAGCGTGTTGTGACGGCGCCTGTTGTGTGTTCAACCGTTGATCCGTAACCGCCGTCACAACACCGCATCTTCTTTTCTTTCTATGCAGTGTTGTGACAGCCCGCCTTACCCAAACGTAGTACTCCCCGCCGCCGGTGTCTTTCAGCAGCGTCACAACACAGTATCTTCTTTTATTTCTATACTGTGTTGTGACAGCCCCGCTTACTGCGACCCGGCAGCAATCTCGACAAACGGACTAACAGTGTTGTTCCCCTCGCCGTCCGCCAAAATCAGCGGCGCGTTGACGAGCGGCGCGCCGTCAATCCGCACGCCGAACAGCCACACCGATTGTCGCTTGAGGAAGCGCACGTGCTCACTGAACGCGACGCTGAACGATGCGCGTTCCACCATTGCGTAGTACGAGAGATCGGCGAGAATGAGCGATCCGGCGCTCGTCACCGTCGGCAGGTGCTCGCTGTAGGCAATCGGGATGCCCGCGAGGGTGTCGCCGTACACAAGCGACTGCCCGTTGACGGTATAGAGCAGCGTTTCCGCAAGCCGCGTCGCCATCAACCGCGCCCTCCAGAACGGATGGGCGATCCAGACGGCGGTTGCGCTGCCGGGCAGCAGACGCTGGATCATTTGCAGAATAGTGTTTGTGTCGTTCTCGACTTGCGTACCGCCCGTTGCTCGCGTCACACTGATCGCCGCCGGGTGCCCAACGATCCCGCGCGGTTGCCCGACGCCGGTGCCGCGCAGCATCACGCGCGCTTTCAGCACCGCGTAGGCGCGCCCGAACAGCGACACCAGCGTATCCTCCAGCGCTTGCGGCGCGTCGGTGATGAGTTCCGTCGCTGCGGCAACGTAGGCGTCTGCCGCGTGCGGGCGGAAGATGCGCTGCTCGAAGCGCGGCTCGCTCTCCTGAACGTCCGCACTCTGTTCACGCCAGACCAACCGCACGCCGCCGACTAAGGCGCTGCTTTCGACGTTCGGCGCTTGGTCTTGCTCCAGCACCGGCAGTGCTAATTCGGCGGCGTTGGTGCGCAGCACCAGCGGACCGCGCCCGGCGGCGACCAACTGGTCGAACAGCATCGGCGCGCCGACCGCACGGATGCGCTCCTCAAACTGCGTCGGCACCAGAAACCCGCCGCCCGCGCCGGTCGTCTCGTCAAGCGCCTTGCTGCTCTTGTACACCGCGCGCAGACGCTGAACGTTGTTGGTCGCAACACACTTCAAGAAATCGCCGAACGATGCGTCGTCTTCCGCTGCGGGTGCGCTTGTTGCCACCCCAACGCTCTGTGCCTTCACCGCCGCCGCCACCTCGTCACGCAGCCGCGCGGCGATCTCGGCAGCGAGTTCCGACTGATTCATCACAATTTCCGTCATCTCTCCCGTCTCCTCCTTCACTTGATGACTAGTCGATACGTATTCCGAAACATTGTGCGCGGCTCTGCGGGCGTCGGCGTAATACTCGCGTCCAGCCCCAGCAGCCAGCGTTTGATGAATGTCGCTTTTCCGACCGCTTCACGCACCACCAGATGCGCCGCCGTACCGCTTGACCAGCCCATCTCCGACGCGATCTGCGCAAGGTAGCGGTATTTGGCGTCGAGTAATCCACGAACGATAACGCCCTCATCGGTCAACTCCAGTGCGCCGTAGCCTATCGGTTCTTCAACGAGAATAACCCCGCCCGCCGTTTTGATGGGTTGTGTGTGGTTCAACCAGATCGGGGTTTCACGCAACCGCCCGAAATCGGTATCTCTCGTGAAAAACTCGTTTTCGAGGTCAACGGCGTCGGGATTACCGAATACCACCAGCAACCCCTCAACGTCGCCCGTCTCGACCGCTTTCAACGCCGCGCCGGGCGCGGTCTGCCACTCCATCTCTCACCTCCCTCTCTCCTTCAGCACCGCAAGCGCTTCCTTCAGCGCCGCCTCTGCCGCGTCTTTCAGCGGTTTCAGTGCTCTTCAGCGAGCCGAAAATTCCTCAATCCCGACCCTCGCACCTGCGTCCATCCATATTTCCGACCGCGATGATCACGCTTCGTCATTCCTGA